AGTAGCACCTTTTAAAGTAGTGCTAGGATACATTGCTTCATAATTTCCACCAGATTCTTTACCAGCAATCAAATCAAGGAGTGGACCCCATTGCCCTTCAGATACTCCACCACTAGGGGCAGAAGTACCATCACCACCACCACCTTCAGGTCCACCCTTCTTCTCTTCTTCTTGCTTTTTCTTTTCTTGTAGTGATTTAAATTGATTTTCTTGGGACTTAACACTGATGAATATTTTTCTTTTTGCCCAAGTTGTTAAATTCTTACTGAATTCACCAATAATTCTCTTGTTAAATCCAGGAACCGAAAATTCTTCGTTCTTCAACGCCATACCAATTGAAGAACCAATAGATTCCGCAATCGCATCAGTTCTTGACTTAGAAACTCTTTCACCCAAGCTAATATCCAAACCAAGTCTCATTGCCTCACCGACAAATGGTATTGCTCCATATGCTGATGATAGATTTGCAAATCTCTTTGCACTTTCTTCATCTTTAAGAATAGTACCTTTTGCTCTGTTTAGTGTCTGTTGTGATAGTGCTGCTGTTGTAGTTGTTTTTCTTTGGACTGCCGAATTTGATCTTGGAAGACTTCTGCTACTACCTCCTCTTACATTAATAGATCCACCAAATGCTCTTCTTTCAATTGGATTTTCTTTATCTGCTTCAGCAACTCTTCCTGTTAAATTCTCATATATTTTCTTTCCAGCCCATTCACCAATTCCAGCCCCAACAAATCCACCTACAGCAGCGCCGACAACGGGAATTGGAATTAAACCTTGACCTATTGCTCCACCAATTCCAGCACCTAATGATGCACCTATTGCGCCAACAATAGCGCGATCAAGTTTTTCTCCTAATGCTAAATCAATACCAATACCAATCAAAGCACCAATTACGGGAACTCTTTTAAAAATTTTGGAGAATGATTTAAGTCTTTTTATAATTTTAGCGGCCGCGGGAGATTTTAAAGCACTACTAGCGGCACCTACTGCTTTGCCTGCAAATTTAGCAGCACCTTTAGTGGTAGTTTTAACTCCTTGTTCTAATGCTTCACCACCAACTCTTTTAACTAAGGATGATAAAGGACCTTTAATTAAATTAAAGATTACTCCACCCGCTTTCTTAAATAGATTACCTGCGATTCTTCCTGCCTTTAAAAGTAATTTTCCAATTAATTTTGCAGGAGGACCAATAATTTTAGAAGTTAATTTTGCAATAAATTTAACTTGTTTAGGGAATACCGTCGTTAATGTGATAATTCCAAGTTTTAGTACATTCCAGGTATTGGTAAGTCCCTTTCCAATATCCTTGAACATTCCAATAATAATTGGTGCATTCTTTAAAAGAATATTAATTAAACTTCCTACTAAAACATTTAATAAGAAGTTTTTAATCATATCAAAGAGACCAACTTGGGGCGCAGTGATACCTAATTTTTTCTTCTTTTTAGTATCCTTTTTCTCAAGATCTTTTTCTTGCTCCTCAGATTTTTTCTTTCTTGCCTCTAGATATCTTTGACGATCTTCTTGTTTTTGATTTAGTAGTTTTTCAGTTGATATTTCTTTTACTTTTATAAAATCAACTTTGATTTCCTCTAACTCTTTTAGAATTTCTTCACGAATATTTGACTTAATAATTGCACCACCCTTTCCACCATCACCAGACTTTCTTTCTTCAGCAGTTTTAACTAAAGCGCCTTTAGATTGTTTTACTATTGCTGAAGATTTTTTTAAAATTAATCCACCACCTTTCTTGATTTTACTACCAGCATTTTTAGTCTTAGCAAGAAGTTTATTGGTGGATATTCTCTTTTTCTTGTCTTTTACTCTATCTTTAGTAATTTGAACAAGTGCTCCAGGAGCACCTCTGAGAGCAAGTGAACCAGCAGACCTAGCTCCACCACCCAAAAGCATTCTACCTGCTCCACCAGCAGCTCCCCTAGCAGCACCCGCCAAAAGCATTCTACCCGCACCAAGAAGTAAAGGAAGCATTTCTTATAACCCTCCCCACATATTGTATATTGATGCTACAACTGCCAGTGTTGGTTCTTCTTGCCTATAAGAACTAAATCCTGGCACACTATTACCCGATTGATTTGAAACCCCTGTATTTGTTGGAACTTGTGGTTTGGATGGTAAAGGTAATGCTGTAATGGTTGGTTTATTTGACGGGGGTTTCGGTATGTCTTGTTTTGGTTTGGTTGAAGCAGCAATAGATGCTGGAGAAGTTAAACTAGATGAAGATATTGCCGCTGCAGTTTTTTCTGATTCATTCTTCTTTCCAAGAACTGACTTCGCCAAATCACCTTCTATCTTTACATCAGTTTTTTGTTCATTGGCGTTTGCTTTTGATTGTGGAGATAAAAATGCAGATGCAGAATTTTTTTCTGCATTTTCGGATTTCAATCTTGGACTGTCTTTTGCCGGATCACCAAGAACCTCTATAAAGCTTTTAGCAAATTTTCCTTTTGTGGTATCATCTGGTGCTGTTCCCGAATCTGATGAAGGTGATCCAGTAACTTCAACTTGTTTTAATGTTGGATCTAATCCTTCTTTTGATCCAGGTAACCAAGATCCACTCTTTCTGGAAACTGCAAATTCCTTACCAGCAGCAATAGCGTTTCTAGTTGCTACTTCTTTACTTAATCCAGACTTTATGGAATCATTATAATGTGTATTATATGCTTGCTTATATGCAAAGTAAATATCTGCTTGAGGATCCACTTGTATCTTAAGTTTTCCACCTGCCTCTGATGTTTTTGACATCAACCACTGATTAAGAGCAGCAGAATTAATAACTGTTTTTCCTTCTTGACTACTTGGTTTAATACCAGTTAATTGATCTTTTTGACCAAAGATCATACTCAATCCAGCACCTTTAACTACTTTGTTAATTTGCTTAACTGTAAATGTTCCAGATGATCCTTCTCTTTTGTATGCAACAGCATATCTTTTCGCCGCTGCTCCAGAACCAACATTTATAGTTCTCTGGTCTGATCCTTGCATGTAAACTGCAGGATCAAATCCTATTGATCCACCTTCGTTTGCTGCTTGAACTTTAATATCACCAATAGATGCAACTTGTCTTTTAGTTGATCCACCAAACATTTTATTGATACCATCAAGATATGCTGGCCCACCCAGATAATCGGCAGCACCTTTCTTTAAAACATATTCATTAGTTTCTAGAGCAGTTAAGTGCTTATCGGGCCCTAATCCGGAAACATCATAAGAGGTAGTATCAGATCTTACAGTACCACCTTCATTCGATACTTTATCATCGAAGGTCATTTGCTTCTTATCACTTTGTTTGATAGGAGCGATTGACCCTGCGTTAAATTTAAGTTGAATTGGGGCCCCTTGTGGTGATTGTTGTTGTTGCTTTTTCTCACCAGTAATATCTGGACTTTGAATTTGTGGAGGTTCTGGAATATTTGGTACTTGAGGTGTTCCTATCTGAGGAGAACCTGGAAGTATTTTCAAAGCATTATTTAAAATGTCAATAAATCCTTTTAAGGCAGAATTGATCGTATCAATAAAACTTCTTACTGGTTGAACAACCATAAAATCAATAAATTTTATAATTGTATTGAAGAATCCTACAATACCATCAACCAATCCTTGAATTGGTTTCAAAAGAATCATTGGATTTTTAATTACTTTCAGCAACCAAACAACAATAGATCCCATTAAGACATTTAATAGGAAATTTGTAATAGTATCAAAAATACTTGTAAAAGGTTTTGTTATTTTTCCGAGAAGTCCAGATCCCGTATCTTTTTTTTCTTTTTCTAGATCTTTCTCTTCTTGTTTTGCTTGTCCTAATTCACTCTGTTTCCTTTGAGATTCTTCTCGTTTTTTATCTAATCCAAGCTGCTTCTCCAAAACTTTCAACAGATCTTCTACAACGGAACTAATTCCTTTAAGAGAATCTAGTAGATTCTTAAAAAAGTTTGAAAGATCTTCTTGCTTTTGTTTTGGTTCTTCTTCCTCTTCTTTTTTTACTGGTTTTATCTCATCTTGAGGTTGTCTCTTTGCCAACACACCACCAGGTGGTAAAAGTTTTGACGAATCAATGGGTTTAACTTTCCCAGTTCCAGATTCTGCTTTTTTATTGACAAACTTATCTGCCTTTACTTTTTGAGATTTAACCTTGAATTTTCCAGTGCTTCTTCTAACTCTTTTAAACTCACCTGTAAGTAAAGTCTGAGATTTAGAAATCTTTTTATCTACTGCTTTTCCTTTTGACTGAGATGCTTTTATATCAAGCTCAGTTAGTTTTTCTCTTAGTAGGGTCTTATAATCTCCATAATCAAAATCAAATATGTCCTCTAGTCCCAAAATTTTGAGAATTTCGGGACTAATATCCTCCTCGACTAGATTTTCATCGTTAGTAGTTTGCTCATATTGAGTCTTGGAGGTTTCTGCCATTCTACTGTTGTGCTTGTTTTGCCTTTTCTTCTTCTAAATGCTGTTGAAGTAATGCAACATAAATGTCCCTTTCCCAAGGGATCATATTCTCAATCTCCATTAATGAATATTTATGATACTGCATCAAGGCAAAATTAAGTTTGTAGTAGTTTTCAAGGTCCATATGGACCAGACCTATCCGAAAAAACTGGAAAGACCCTCTAGAACCACTGTACTTTCAACTTCAGTTTTTGGATTTGTGATTTTAACTTCATGGGAAAGTTTTGGCATTGTTTCAAAGAACTTCTCAATCTGTTTGAATTGTTGAGAATTCATTTGATCCAAAAATTCATTGAGTTCCTTTTTAGTGACATCTGTTGTGTCCCAAACTTCCTCATCATTATAAATCTTATCAATACAAGATGCGATTAGATCAAATGATTGATCCACGGTATTACTTGAATTGAAATCAAAGTTAGACTTAATAAATTGATCTAGTGATGGATACTTCATTTCCATCATCAAATTAGCATCTACTTTAATTTTGTTAGTATGCTCCTCACTCTTCTTGACTTTAATATCATCAATCAGAATCTTAACGGGAACAGGTGTAACTTCATCGTCGGGGGCGATTAGATTAACCTCAATTTCTTCCCCAACAGATTTTCCTCTGATGTTAAGGAATAGGTATTCAATATCAAAAGTTGGTAGTGATTCTACTTTAATATTTTTCGACTGAATACAATTTTTAATTACAGTTTTAATTGCTGTTGTGATTTGCTTCATATCCTCACTCTCCAAGGCGAGAACAAGAAGTTTTTCTTCTTTTACTAGAAATGGTCTATATTTAATCGTCTCACCAGTTGATGGCAATTCCAACTCATAAGTTGGCGTAGAAATCTTTGGTAAAGGCATAATCTCCTATACAATTCAGATACTTTATTTATTGTGGTATTAGAAGATGTTAAATCCCCCAGAAGGAGCTTGGCCAGATGCCTAAACTGACAACTCTTGACTTATTGCCGTATTGATCTGTGAATCAGTAAATCCTCCTCTCGAAACAGGAGATGCATTATTAAATAACTGGGCAGGATCTACAACTGAACCTCCACCATAATCGGGATTGGCGTTGAAACTATCAGTTCCATTATTATAAACCTGATTAAACACTGCCTGATCAGAAGGTGTTTGTGGAACTGATCCCATATTTGTAGCACTAAACACTCTAGTTCTCACATATCTCAAATAATGAAATGAAACAGTAACCTTAAGAAGATCACTTGACTCATATGAAACTGGGATGGAAACTAAGTTTGTTGGAAATGCTGAAATGAATTGATATTTTAAAGTTGCATTCATAGAACCTTTTGTTCCAAAATCTTTTTCAAATTTTGTCAAGTAAATGTCATTTCTATAATCAAGCGGCCAATTCATTCTATAAAATGTAGTTGGGTCTTTATATTGTTCTGTGTTAAAAGTGCTTCCCTCTCCAACAACAAAATTCATCCAAGAATTTAAATATTCTATTACTTTATATTGATGATCGACATAAAATGTTAGATCAATACTATCATCATAAATTCTACGATATGCCATCTTTTCTGTCACACCATGATAATCATTCGTCACTTCGTGTGTTGCAAGACTTGATCCTGGTAAAGATGCTTCGCAGCAAGAAATATTAATAAGTTCGCCGTCAGTTCCCAGATTTAATCCACGCTGTCCCACAAATTTTGCAAATCCTCCGCCAGTAGTAATATCTACCATATATACGGAAGTTTGTGCTGGTCGGAGTAATTTTTGTTTCAACTCCGACATTCTAAACTGCTTAGGCCCTGGTGCTGCCATTTATAAATATTTTTAACTTTATATATTATGTAGCAAGGATAATGGCAGAAAGTATCAAGAGTAAATACAAACCATCTTATCCAAACAAATACAAGGGTGATCCAAATAATATCATCTGTAGAAGTAGTTGGGAAAGAAAATTCTGTAGTTATTGTGATCTAAATGAAAACATCTTAGAATGGGGATCGGAAGAATTTTGGATTCCCTATGTCTCCCCAGTTGATAATAGAGTTCACAGATATTTTCCAGACTTTATCATAAAGGTTAGAGAAAAATCTGGAGAAACTAAAACATATGTTGTAGAAGTTAAACCAAAAAGACAAACTAATCCTCCAGTGAAAAAATCCAGAACAACAAAGTCATACATTCACGAATGCAAAACATATGCAGTGAATCAAGCAAAGTGGAAGTATGCAAGAGAATACTGTGAGGATAGACTCATAGAATTTAAGATCATTACCGAAGAAGAACTAGGAATCAAGTAATGAAAACTCTATTTGAAGAAGTCCAAGAAGAACTAAAATTTGAATCTGGTCAAAGTGGATTTTTCTATAGAAGAGCACTTAGAAGTATAGCAGCAAAATATGCATCAAATCCCAGTAGAATAATTTTTGATGAATCTAGAGATTCGGTAGATAAAAATCATCAAGATAAAAATGCAATAAGAACTTTTCCAAAACCTGGGCATTTATTATTTTTTGATTATCAACCAAAATCAAAGTACGCAAAATTTGCTGATAAGTTTCCTTGTGCCTATGTAATGTCTTTGGAAGAAGGTGTATTCACTGCTGCCAATTTACATTTCATAGAACCAAATAAAAGGAAAGTAGTCATAGAGCAATTGCAAAAAAATAGGATATTATTTCCTCAACAATCTATTGCTAAATATAGTATAAAACAAGTTCAAGGTCTATATTTAGACATTGCTACTGAAGAGTGGAATACTGCAGCATTTCTCCCCGTTGAAAATTTTGTATCTATAAAAGGGGGAAAAGAAAGGCCTGTTAATGTTGTTGATGTTTGGAAAGAAACCGACAGGAAATCTAAAGAGATGTTTGGAGCAACGAGAACAACAAGACAATATTCTACCGGAGAATTCTGATGGCAGGCACATTCGGAGAGCCAGGGAAAAATCCGTATCTTCTTAAAGGAATTGGCGGAAACTTTTCAAATGTTGTAAATGCCAAAACTGGTGTAACACAAGTTTACAGGCAGGATGCACTTCTTCAGTTTAAATCAGTTGGAACCTTTAATCCAGAAAATAATACATTTACTCCTGATGCTGCTGCCAAGTTATCGGCAAACGAGATCACGGCATTAAGTAATAATAAACCACAAATTAAAGAAGCGGCAATTCAAACAGCAACAAATGCTGGAGCAACGAATGCAGCACAGTTATTATCACCAAACACAGCCACAGGGCCCGAGTCTGGTGGAGGACCTGCATCTGCAACCGGAACATCAACCGAAACACCATTAACACCAGAAGAAGTACAATCTAGTATTGGAAGAGAAGGTGTCGCAGATGAGGGGGGCCCTGACCTTAGATATCCACTTAGAAACACTTATCAAGGTGATTATCTTTTCATTGAAATGAGAACCTATAAAAAGTCAGGATTTCAATCTGAGCCTGGCAGTTTGACAGTCACAAGAATGGAAGATAGAAAACATACCCCAATAAGAAATATCTATCTTCCCATTCAATCTGGTATTGTTGATTCAATTTCAGTTGATTGGGGACAGGGAGAGATAAATCCAATCACAGCACAGTTTGCGAGTCTTGCGTTGGGGACAATTACTAAAGCTGGAACTGAGGGGGCCAGTGGTGCTGTTGCAGAATTTGCTGAGCAATCAGCAGACATCGCAAAGAGATTGAATTCCGCTAATCCGGAAATACAAAAACTTGTTGCAAATTACTATACACAAAAGGCAATAGGAACACCAGGTTTACTTTCTCGTTCCATTGGTGGAGCAATTAACAATAACCTAGAACTTCTCTTTAACGGTCCAACTCTTAGAAGTTTTACATTTAACTTTAAATTAACACCTAGAGGTCCAGCTGAAGCAAAAGTTATAAAAGAAATTATAAGAGTCTTTAAAAAGGGAATGTCCCCTTCACTATCAAAAGCTGGTTTATTCTTAGGCGCTCCAAACGTATTTAAACTTAAATACATTTATACAGGTAAAGGTGATAAAAAAGAAGACCACCCATACTTAAATAAAATTAAAGTTGCTGCTCTTCGTGATTTTTCCGTGAATTATACGCCAGATGGAAACTATATGACTTATGGTGGTGAAGTTGCTGAAGGGCAAGGTTCTATGACTCAATATGATTTAAGTATGACATTTGGTGAAATTGATCCAGTATACGCACAGGATTATGATGATGATCAAGGTAAAACCGGTATGGGATGGTAAGCTATGTCTTCTTACTTTAGATTTGTTCCAAACATAGATTATATTAACAGAACTCGTGACTCGGCAACAGATATTAATCAGTTTATAACGACAAAAAATCTTTTCAAAAGAGTTAAACTAAGATCTGATATTTTTGCAAATATAAACTTCTTTACGAAATATCAAATTATAGGTGATGAAAGACCTGATAATGTGGCATTCAAAGTTTATGGAGATGAAATTCTTGATTGGGTTATATTATTATCAAATAATATACTCAATATTCAGACCGAATGGCCATTGACACAAACTTCATTTGATAAGTATCTAAATGAAAAATATGGATCTGGTATTGATAATCTAGATGAAATTTACAATATAATATTCAATGGAGTCCATCACTATGAAACTATTGAAGTAAAGGATTCTAGAGGCGTGATTCAATTAAAAGAAGGTATTGTCTTTACGCCAAGTTATGCGGATGACTCAACGACAGAACGATTTCCAACATTCAAGATAGAATACTTTGATCCTATAATTGGGGCAAAAGTCACAAAAGAGCGAGAAAAAATATTCAGGGCAGTTACTAACTATGAATATGAATCTAAAATTGAAAATGATAAAAGATCAATCTTCGTATTAAAACCACAATATTTAAATGTCATATTAAATGATATTGAAAAAGTTCTACCATATGTGGAAGGAAGTTCTCAGTATATCAGTCCGTTCCTGAAGAGAGTTGATGATATTAGACTATATCAATAAAAAAGGAGGGTTTCCCCTCCTTAAGAATCAGAAATCTGCTAGTTTCTGGAAGTAAGATAGAGCATCATCCTCATCTTCATCATCAGAACTTGAAGAAAGATTGCTTAGTTCTTTCTTCATAGCATCTGGAACTGGAGGTGCTGCTTTGCTACGAGCATAAGACTCTTCCAGTTCATCCTGGATTCGGGACTCTACAGTCTCTCGTGGAGTATAGCGTTCATACTCATCTTCCTCAGCAACTTGCGTCTTAGCAGCACCCTTTTGCCCAAGAACATACTTCAGACGCTTTTCAAGATCCTCATAGGATTTGAATTGATCAGGAGCAGTTACGGCAGCAAGAGAATACTCTTTCTTCCAAAGTGCCTCTAGAGCATCATCGTCATCCAGAAGAGGAGCAACACGGTCAAACTCAGACTTATCGTAGTTCCAGTAACCATCTTTCTTGACCAACTTCAGTTTGAAGTTAGCACCTTGCCAGAAGTCAAAGGGATTGATAGGAGTTTCATCTTCAAACTCAGGTTGCATTGCTTCCATAATCTTATCAAAGATCTTCTTACCATACTTGAAGAGGAAGACTTTGCCTTCATTCGCAGGATTAGCAGGATCCTTTACAACATAGATGTTGCTGAAATAAGATAGTTTACGCTTCTGCTTACGGACAGTTTCTTTATCTTTATCACTACCACTGTTCCACAGTTCGCGATTGTGCTCACTTACAGGATCTTTTTGTCCAATAGTAGTTAGGGAATTTTCAATATACCAACCACCAGGACCCTGGAAAGCGTGGGTATAAAGTTTTGCCCAGGGAAGTTCTTCTCCCTCAGGTGCGGGGAGGAAACGAATAACAGCATAACCGTTTCCTGTTTTATCCATTTCTGGTTTCCACAGACGCTCATCAGCGCCTCCAGAAGTTGTACTCATCTTCTCAACTTCTTTTACCAGTTTTTGAGTCAGAGAACCAAGTTTGGATTGTTTTTTTAGATCTGAAAAGGACATTAAGTTACCTCGGATTTAGTTGGATTTGGCTTTTGTGTACCCCGATATTCTACAGGTCGGAACCTGCTTTGTCAATCTGGTTTCTCATGGAATCAAGCAACTTGGACATACTACCGAAAATGGTGTTCATATCAGTGTTTGGTGGCATACCCATCATCACAGCAGATTCCATAATTCGGTTCTTCATTACCTTCGCTTCTGGATCATCAGACAAACTCAATCGTGTATACAGAACCATCTGCTTGTCGAGAAGTTTTTGTAGAACATCTACATGACGAACTTTTTGTTCTTTGCTCATAGAAGGAAATTTAAAAACATTCTCATAAATTTCTTCTTGGAGTTCGGATATTTCAGTCATCTCTGCTCTGACGACTTCTGAATCAAAAAAACTCATTTTTCTCCCACAACTACTTCTTTTAATATTTTTTTGTATCGGAATACATCTGTATTTAGAAAGGGTGAGTATTTTTTCATCCTCATTGATGTGAACTCCCAGATAGGATCTTTCAGTTTTACGTCAAAATCTTTCTTGTATGCAAGAATCCTATCAAGAATTAACATTGTCTCTATGGAGACTGTACCTTCTAAATGAAGTTTAAGAATCTTCGGGTGCCTATTTCCATCAATCTTAAACATATCATCAAAATTTTTTGAGGAAAAAATAGATCCAACCTCTTCTTTAAACAAGTAAGAAAGAGATTGGATCCTACGCTGCCATTCTGTATAACGTAATTCACCTTCTTTGATAATTTCTCCAATCCATAATGATTGGGGATCATTGCAAGAGACGAAATTGGCAACAAAAAACTTTTCTATTTCATCATCAGTTTTGTTTCTTGCGATTTTTTCAAACCAAAAACGATCTTTACGATTGTAGAAAGTTTTTATAGTTGCTCTGCTTTTACCACAGTACTTATGGTAGTCATAACTGTTCTTGGTGAAGTGATTTTTAATCGCAAGATATACTTTATAAGCGTCAAAGGGCATCATTTAAAAAGTAATAAGAGTAAATTTTTGCCGGGAAAATTTCCCTACCAAAAATGAATTAAAAAAGCAATTTTGCCCGAGAACTTTTCTTCAGGAAGTTTAATTCCATTGCTTCACACTTGATCTTCTCTTTCAATGGTTTTGAAAGAAGCTTGGGTACGGATTCAACGTCAATATTGTTTCGTTCACAAAAGTAAACTATGGCATCAATGTACCCCATTTCTGGATTTGTTTGAACTATTTTTTCTACTTCTTGGGCGAACCTAGAAGGACAAAAAAACTTTGACTTGAGAACTTCTTCTAATTCATTCTTCATTTCTAATTGAACTATTGGTGACAAATTCTTTTATATAACGAACTAGTAATTTAATATAGTCGTTTTTGTTCCTTTTGTCAAATACCTGCACTTCACCACCTGGAGTGACCATGATGGTGATCAATTTGGTAATAGGGATTTGAGTCATTTCATAATATGCTGATGCGTAAAACATCTCCTGGACGAAATAATTCTCAATCCACTTTTCTGGTTTAATTTTTTCTGATGTTTTAAAGTCAATTACTGCGAGTTCACCCTCGTACTCTGCGATACAATCTACTCTTCCCGCTAATCCAAAGTATTCGGAATATAAAGTTCTTTCAATTGCATGAATATTATTTATCTTGTCAAGTTCATTTTTAGCGTGATAAAACATAAACTTTGTTAAGGGTTGGTAATTATTCCAATTTACCTCCTTATTTTCAAGATAGTCTTGACACACTTCGTGAAAGTCTGTTCCTCTTGTTGTTGCTTTTTTGGTGATTCTATTTGCTTCCTCAATTCCAACACGCTTCCTCCAATCAATAAAGATTTGGCGATTATAAAATGATGTGACTGAAGTGATAGAAGGCACCCACTCGCCATTTGGTAGATGGTACAAGCGGATGCCGTTTGCTTCTTTCTTTTCTAATTCAATGTCACCTAGAAAATTACAATGATTAAAAGACATATTATGGGTTGAGTTGTGTTTTAGCAATAATGTATTCTTTGACTAGTCCTGAACGAACAATATCCTCTACTCCAAATTCAATTACATCAAACGATGGCATAATACGAAGAATTCTCATAAAGTCAATGATTCCATTCTTTTCATTGGTCTTGATAAGATCTGATTGAGTGGCATCACCACAGAACATAATCTTACTATTCTCACCTACACGAGTGATAATAGAATCTAGTTCGTGGAAGTT